CTAAGGCTAAGGATTCAAAGAATGGAGCAAGAGGGGTTATCTTCTTCATCGAAAACGAACTTAAAACAAAGATAGTTGACAGTTTGGCGTGTAGCTCGTATAATGAGATTAAAGTAAAGATTAAAGACAACGAGATACAAGTACATGGAACAAAAGAAAAACTTCTTGCAGCACACAGTTCAAGACAACACTCTGTTGCCAATTGAAGTGGAGATGCTTGATTATATCAAGGGCCGAATAGAATCTCAAGCGAACATTAAGATAGATAATTGCGAAAAATTCTCCAGAAGTCCTCTTTATGACTCTTATCTATTAACATCAGATAAGCGTCCATTTATTCTTAAAGTTAATTTGTCTCCTTTCGTCCCTAATTTTTGGGACAAGCTTTGTTCAAATAACTTTCCGTTTCATCCTAACATTGTCTCTTATGATTTATCAGGGGACTATAACTACATATGCTTTGAGATGCCAAAAGGAATGTTCGCATCTGATATTTCAAAGTATCTTTTAAGCCCAAGACTTAAACTAGAGTCCTTTTTCGCTAGAGATTTAAAGAAGATTCATTCGTTCTGTTCTTCCAATAAAGATGAAACCATAGAAACTATCGGTTCGTTTTTACCTATGGAATCCGCCATCATACAGCATACGTTTCCAGTAGCTCAATTATTTGGCGCAGTAAAATCTCGTTTTAAAAACATTTATGTTCCGTCGTTATCCGATTGTTCGATTTGTCATTTTGATCTAGATTTATCTAACATCATTTTTTCTAAAAATGAATTTAAATTCATAAATTTTGAATACGCGGCAAACGCTAATAAATACATCGAGCTTTGGTTAGCCAAGGAAGTCTTGAATTGTTCTGATTCTGATTTTGAATCATTCGCCTCTATCTACGAAGTCGATAAAGAAAAGCTTTCTTCGCTAAAAGAAGCTGCTGAATTATTTATTTTTGCTTACATGAACTCAAAGATCATATCTGAATTTATGACTTTTGGAGTCACAAATCCAACTAAACTATCAGCTTACATAAACAAGTCTCAAAAGTTTTATTCAAAAATAAAAGATAAACTTTTTGTCGAAGAAACACTTGACAAAACGATTCAAGGCTTCTATCTTCTTTGGCGTAGTTAAAATCTATGAAAACCACAAACACAAATCGCGTTATCAACGCCATCACAAATACAGCAGGTCGTTTCTTCGGCCTTGTCACCACCAACGAAGTTCTGAATGCTCGTTTCGTCAGCGAGACTCCACAAATGATCATCGTGCATGACCGCAATGCCGATGAAGTTCGTAAGTTCGCTAAGACAAGCGTTGTCGCAGTATCCTTCAGAGGTCAAACGATTACACGCTAATAACTAATTAGCGGAAATCCTCAAGCCTACGCCTAAAAACGTAGGCTTTTTTATTTTAAAATTAGTTTAAAAAGTCTATTAGCGCATTATTATCTTCAAACACAAACGATATATGCGCCTTAATTTTTACAAACCCAATAAGTCCTGCACAGGAACAGCCGCGTCTTTTAATGTAAGCAAAGACGAAAAAGGCTTAACGCTTTATACCAGCTTCGTAAAGCAAGCTGGATGGGATGAGGCTTCTAGAAAAGGCTCGTTCACTCAAAACGCCAAGAACCCTGAAAAGACAGCAGCTTTGAAGCTCAACCAAACAGAAGCGGCGTCGATCATCCGCTCTGTTCGCAAAGAAACTAAATTTAGCACAGTTCACGTTTACCAAGGCTCTTCAACTTCAATTATGTTTGGGCCTTACGAGAAGAAGAGCGGCGGTTCGGCATTTTCTTTTAGCATTAAACGCGGCGAGCAACAATTCTCTATTAGTTTTGAGTTAGGAGAGTCCGAATTACTTGCTCAATTTCTTGAAAGCTATCTAGCTGAATCTTTTCGTGTTGAGGCTCAATGAAAAAAACAGTAGTATTCCATAGCAACAGCAGCCGTATCTTTACTGGTTTCGGCAAGAACATGAAGAATGTTCTTCGTTACTTGTATAAAACTGGTAAGTATAACCTTGTCGAATTTGCTAATACTAAGTATAAAGATTCCGACGAATTAAAAACTCTTCCTTGGAAGGGCGTTGGCACTATGCCTGAACCAGCGGTTGTTCAAGCTTTAGCTTCCGACCAAACAAAACTTCGGGCAGTTAGTTATGGCCATCATGAGATTGATAATCTTATGAAAGAAATTAAGCCCGACTTTTATATCGGCATTGAAGATATTTGGGCGTTGGCTCCGCTTACAGAAAAGAAATGGTGGAATAACAACTGTATGGTATGGACAACTCTTGATTCGCTTCCTCTTTATCAAGACGCTATCAAAATCATTCCAAAGGTTAAGCATTATTATGCTTGGGCTTCGTTCGCTGGCAAAGAAGCTGAACGTCTTGGTCATCCTAAAGGCTCAATCAAAACTCTTAGAGGCTCCACTGAAACATCTTCGTTCTTTCGCTTGAAAGAAGAAGACAGAACTGCTTTGAGAAAAGAGTTTGGACTCACTGATGAATTTATTATTGGTTTCGTATTTAGAAATCAACTTCGCAAAAGCGTTCCTAACTTAATTCAAGGATTCAAGAAGTTTAAACAGGACAATCCTAAGTCAAAAGCTAAACTGCTGCTTCACACTCACTGGGGCGAAGGCTGGGATATTGCTAAACTGATCAAAGATAATGAAATAAGCAACGATGATGTATTGACCACTTACTTCTGCAAGAAATGTAAGCAGTACGAGATCAAAAAGTTTTCTGGTCAAAAGATCGCGTGCAAATACTGCGACGGTAAAGACACTGTTGAAACGACGAATATCACAAATGGCGTAAGCGAAGAGCAGTTGAATGAGATTTACAACTTAATGGATGTTTACTGCCATCCGTTTACTAGTGGTGGTCAAGAAATTCCTGTTACCGAAGCTAAGTTAACTGGTTTGATTACTTTAGTTACTAATTATTCGTGCGGCGAAGACTTTTCGACCGAAGAAAGTGGCGGTATGCCGCTTAGTTGGAAGCCGTACTACGAACCGGGCACTAATTTCATCAAAGCGACCACACTTCCTGAGTCTATCGCTGAGAAAATTGAACGAGTTTACAAGATGCCGCTCGAAAAGCGTCTTGTGATGGGTAAGAAAGCTAGAAAGTTTGTTATCGAGAATCTTTCTGCCGAAGTTATCGGTAAGCAGATAGAAGAAATCATAGACAACTCCTCAACCGTCGAATGGAATTTTGAAAGCGACTTTGTTCCGCGCAATCCAAATCATATTCCTCTCGACACAGAAGATAACGTAGCTTGGGTTATTGACTTGTACAAAAACATTCTTAGAATGACGGTTGACGAGAATGATGACGGTCTTAAAACTTGGATTTCCCAATTGAACAAAGGAGTAACCAGAGATCAAATCTTGTCTTATTTCAGAAATGTTGGAGCTAAAGAGAATCAACAAAACAATAAAATTGAATTGTCTGATTTACTTGATAAGGATGATCTTGGTCGCCGAATCTTATTTGTGATGCCGCAAAGTGCTGGCGATGTTTTCATGAGCACTTCTCTGCTTCCTTCGATTAAAGAAGTGTATCCTGAATACAACATTTACTTTGCCACAAAACCAGAATTTAACGAGCTGCTTAACGGCAATCCCCATATCCATAAAGTTTTACATTTTACTCCTGCAATGGAAAACCTCTTAACTATGGAAGGTCACGCTAAAGGCGAAGGTTATTTCGACATTACATTCTTGCCTCATTTCGGAACTCAAAAAAATTACGATTACCAGCATAACGGTATAGACAAAATTCAATTCAATCTTCTTTCTAGCCATGCACTTACTTAATCGTTACGCATTATCTTGCGGCGTTTTAATCGACAAGCCCACTGTTAACGAAGCTTATTATCCTTTAGCTGTTGATAAGTATATCGTTTTCCAAACAAGCGGCAAAGGCAACTCTCGCCAGTACGATTACTGGACAAAGGTATTTTCTCACATTAAAGAATACACAACTGATTATAAAATCATTCACGTTGGAATTGAATCAGATCAATCAGTAAGTGCAGTCGATATGGACCTGAGAGGTAAAACATCTTTGCCTCAACTAGCTTACCTTATTAAGAATGCTTCTCTTTATCTTGGCATTGATAGCTTGTCAGCTCACTTTGCAGGCCATTTCAACACGAAGATCGTAGCGATGTATCCTTATTGCTACGCTCAAAACTGCAAACCGTTTTGGGGCGACCCAGCAAACCAAACTTTGCTTGAAGTTGACTGGAAGACTCAAGGTAAGCCATCCTTTTCGCTTACAGAGGAAAAGAAGAAGATTAACACGTTCATGCCAGAGGTGGTCGCTAGAGCCGCTTTAAACCAACTTGGCATTGAAAACGACTTGGATAAAGTAAAGACTTTGCACATTGGTGACTTGTATCATAAGCCTACGATTGAGATTGTTCCCGATTCTTTGATGGCTCCAGCGGTAATTAAAGATAAAATCTGCAACATCAGAATGGACTACTATTATTCTGAAGCTAATCTTGTTCGCTTGGCTTCGGTAAGCTTCCTTAACATCATTACCGATAAAGAAATTCCTATTAAAGTTATCGACGCTATCAAATCTAAGGTTCACGGTATTACAGTTATCGCTAACGAATCTATTACTCTTGAATACCTCAAGGACGTAAAATCTCTTGGAATTAAAATTGATTTAATTGCTAAGTTTGACGACAACTGGGGAGCTTTAGCTGAAAAGTTTTTTGATTTTGGTTTAGAAAAAGATGAAGTATTTGATAAAAATACAGTCAAAACACTTGACATGATAGATGAAACGTGTCTTTTTTCCTCTGAAAAGATAATCCTTTCAGAAGAGAAAGTTTTCGCCAGTAAGTTAGCTTGGAAAAATAACCAACCAAAGCTTGACAGATTGGCGAAAGTCGTAGATGATCCTGTCTTCTGGGAGGAATTAGATCACTTCCATATTATAAAAGATGAACGACTCAAACACAAAACCATTCGACAAGCCGACCAATCGTGACGAACGAGGGTTGTTAAAAAACGTTAATTATATCTTCAATCAAGATGGCTCCGTCAACTGGCGAGCTATGGTGAAACCAGCGCACCTTTATCCAAATAAAGGCGCGTTTGAACGTTTTGGTAAACCAGTTCCAGATTCTATCGAAGGGTTGGAAGATAATAAGCTTCTGATCAAGCTTTCGGGAATTAAAGAAGTCGCTAAACTTCGCGGTTATAGCAGGGTTTCATATACTTTTCCTAAACTTGAAAAAGATTATGTAGTTGCTGTATGCTCCGTAGATTGGATTTCTAATTTTGAAAGCACCAATCAAATTGCTGGTGAAGATAGCTGGGAAGCTTGTTCTTCTATGGATGTCGCTAACGCTACTTTTGAAAATACTGATGGTTTTGGTCAAAAGTTCCTAGAAACTATTGCAGCCAACCGAGCTTTTGTTCGCTCTGTCCGCAATTATCTTGGTATCCATATCGTCGGCGAAGACGAAATCGACAAGAAAGGCTCTAGCAAATTAATCGCCGCAAGCGATCATTCAAGCGACATTACTCCTCAAGGAGTTTTAAAGAATAAATTCAGAGACTCTGAACACAATTCTGGTGGGGACGAGTTTGAAAACTTTAAGAATTTTCTGCGCGGTCTTTGGAAATCTGAAACATACCGTAACGAAGAAGCTTCTAAATGGAAGACTTGGACTGATATTCCAGTTAAAGAAGCTCGCGCCTTAATTAAGTTTATCTAATATGGTCAAGAGAATCGTTAAAGCTTCTGAGCTTAAATCTATTCTTGATGAAATGTCTTTGACCGAGCGGGTTCAAAACATCTGCAAAATTCAAAAACATTGGGGGGCAGAGTGGAATTTGGACTACCTAAAATGTAAGTTAATTACCGCTCTGCTCACCCTTAAAGATGACGCTGTTTTCTTCGTTTATTTCAGAGACGGAAAACCTAACTCTATCTTTGCTGGATTTGTCTCTTCTGATTGGGTTAGCGGTAGAAGAGGTGTGCAAGAAATCATTTGGGTTACTTGCGGAAAGTCCTATCTTGACGGTATTAAGGTAATTTCTGCTGTCGAAGAATTTATTCAGCAAAGAAGCCTTGACTTCTTAAACTGCTCCTACATTAGTCATGGCGGCGACCCTAGAGTCCAGATGTTTTATATGAACAATGGATTCAATGTGGATACACTCAATTTCGTTAAGAACTACAAATAGTTTCTTAAAGAAGTTTGTTTAACATTAACGTCTTTTTAACCTGTAAATTATCTTACCTATTTTGGTTTCAATATGAAAAAATTCATGAACGTAAAGAAAAGAAGCGGCGAAGTTGAAAAATTCGATGCTGACAAAATTAATAAAGTTTTAGCTTGGGCCTGTGAAGGTATTAGCGATACTTCTCTTGAAGAAGTGGGGATTAATGCTAACCTATCTTTCTTTGATGGAATATCTTCAAAAGACGTTCACAATACCTTGATTGAGTCTGCCGCTAATTTGATCTCTGAGGAAAAGCCTCAGTATCAATATGTAGCCTCTCGTTTGCAGAACTATCAACTTCGTAAAGAAGTTTGGGGCGGTAGAAATGCTCCAAAGCTTATCGACTTTGTTAAAGAAAACATTTCTTCTGGCATTTATGATGCCGACATTCTTAAATGGTACGATGAGAGAGAGTTCCATAAGATTGACGAGTATCTAAAACATGACCGTGATTTTTCGTTCACTTATGCTGGTATTAAACAGTTGTGCGAGAAATACTTAGTTCAAAACCGTACTACAAAGAAAATCTATGAAACGCCGCAATTTGCTTATATGCTTATTGCTATGACTTTGTTTAGGAACTATACGTCAAATAGACTTCAATACGTTAAGCGAGCCTATAATTACTTTAGCCAACACAAGATCAATCTTCCTACGCCAATTATGGCGGGCGTTCGCACGACTTTGAAGTCTTATGCTTCATGCGCCCTGTTCACTGTTGACGACACTTTAGATTCGATTTTCGGCAATAATACCGCTGTTGGCCTAGCAACTGCCAACCGATACGGTATCGGCATGAATATCAGCCGCATTCGCGCTGTAAACAGCCCAGTTAAAGGCGGCATGGTCAGTCATACTGGCCCAATTCCGTTCTTGAAGATGTTTGAATCTACCGTTAAGTCTTGCCATCAAAACGGTATTCGCGGTGGCTCGGCAACAGTTAACGTTGCTTGGTTCCATCACGACATTGAAGACATTATGGTTCTCAAGAACAATGCTGGCACTGATGACAATCGTGTTCGCAAACTTGATTACTGCATTGGCTTTGATCGTTTGTTCTATGATCGCGCTATGTCTAACAAGACTGTAACTCTTTTCTCTTACCATGAAGTTCCTGAACTTTGGAATAACTTTGGTATGGAAGGTTTCAAGGAGCTTTACGAAGCTGCCGAAAAGAACAGTAAAATTAAATTTAAAAAGGTCGTTAACGCCAGAGAACTTCTTTTCTTGTTCTCTAAAGAACGTGTAGAGACTGGTCGTATTTATTTGATGAATGTTGACCATGCTAATTCTCATGGTTCTTGGACTGAACAAGTTGATACCGCTAACCTTTGCTTGGAAGTTAATCATCCATTAACTGCAATCAAAGATGTTAACGATAAAGATGGTGAAATCGGCGTCTGCATTCTTTCTGCTGTTAATCTTTTGGAAATTTCAGAAGATGAAATGGAATCAGTGTGCGATGTTATTGTTCGGATGCTTGAAGAACTGATTGACCATCAAAATTATTTCGTTCCAGCGGCGGAGAACTTCGCTAAGAAGCGTCGTAGTCTTGGCGTTGGCGTTACCAACTTAGCTGCTTGGCTTGCTAAACGAGAAATCAAATACTTCGATAAGCAAGCTCCTAACAAGGTTGCTGCGCTTATGGAGTCTATCAGCTATAATCTTATCAAAGCTTCTGTTGAGATTGCCAAGGAAAAAGGTAAGTGCGAAAAGTTCCATCTTACTAAATTTTCTCAAGGAATTCTTCCAATTGACACTTACTGCAAGAACGTTGATGAGTTCGTTACTGAGAAGCTTCATTTTGATTGGGAAGCTCTTCGCAAAGAAATCGCTCAACACGGTATGCGCCACAGCACTTTAACAGCTATCATGCCTGTTGAATCTAGCTCCGTAATTCAGTCTTCAACAAATGGTATTGAACCTCCTCGCTCGCTTATCTCGTTTAAGCGTTCAAAAGCTGGAGTTATATCTGTTGTTGTTCCAAACATTAAAGAGCATAAGAGACACTATACTATCGCTTCCGAAATGCCAAACAACGACGGTTATCTTAAAGTAGCCGCCGCTATTCAAAAATTCGTAGATATGAGTATGTCAACAAACTTGTATTACAATACAGCCAATTATCCAAATAAAGTTCCGCCTCAAACTGATCTTGTTCGTGATATTCTCTTGGCTTATAAGTATGGTATTAAAAATCTTTACTATACAAACACATTTGACGGCGATACACAAACCGTGTTGGGTTCAGCGACAGAAGTTAAAAAAGTAGAACCAGAAGCAGAAGCAGATAATTGCTCCAGTGGAGCTTGCACCCTATAAAAAATGAAAACAGTATTAAATACCATTAACACAGACTCTCTTAAACAGCCGATCTTTCTTGGCGAAGATTTAGCTATTCAGCGTTATGACCGTTTGAAGTATCCAAAGTTCTATGATCTTTACGATCAACAGATGAACTTCTTTTGGCGACCACAAGAGGTTAATCTTACTAAAGATTCCGCTGATTACAAGAACTTGTCTCCAGAAGAACGTTTCGTTTTTGATAGCAATCTTCGCTTTCAGACGATGACTGACTCTATGCTTTCGCGCAGTATCAATTCTCTTGCTGATTACGTTAGCAATCCAGAGCTTGAAATTTGCATGAACGTATGGTCTTTCTTTGAAACTATTCACAGTAATAGCTATACTTACATTCTCCAAAACGTACATCCTGATGCTACTAAGTTCTTTGATTCCATCTTAGAAGATAAAGAGATCGTTAAACGCGCAGAAGCTATTTCTAGCCGATATGACGCGCTCTTGAATACTAAGAGCAGCGATCCTAAACAGCAAATCTTTGATGCTTTGTTGGCGACTCAAATTACCGAAGGTCTTACCTTCTACGTCTCATTCGCTTGCTCGTTCTATTTCGGCTATCGCGGCAAGATGGAAGGGAACGCAAAGATCATCAACTTGATTTCCAGAGACGAGAATCTCCATGTTGCTATCACGCAAAACATCTTTAAAATTCTCCGAGATAATCCAAAAGAAGGCTTTCAAGAAATAATCAAGAACAATGAAGACCGTGTTTATGAAGCTTATCGTATGGCAGTGGACGCTGAAAAAGAATGGGCCGATTACCTTTTCTCTCGCGGCAGCTTGATTGGCTTGACCCCTGATTCTCTCAAGAACTACGTTGAATGGCTTGCTGATAACCGTTTAACTTCTATGGGTTACAAGAAAATCTATAATGTTAAAGCTAATCCTCTTTCTGGATGGTTGAACAGCTTCTACGATAGCAAAAAGATTCAAGTTGCGCCTCAAGAAACAGAAATCTCGTCCTACGTTAAAGGCGTAGATAACAAGATGGATGAATCTGTTTTCGATATTAAGCTTTAATCTAAGTAAAGATTATCGCCTCGTGGGTCAATCCAGACTCCGTTTACTCTAAAAAGCTCAACTCTTTCGTTGGGCTTTAATACAGTTATGTTTTCACCATTAGCTGTATCTCCGTCTGGATTGTTAACGTAGATATCGTGTTCGCCAATGTTCACGAAGTTTAGCGACGAACCTTCAATAACGTCTTCGGGAACGACTACAGTAGAGTTGCTATTTGTATTAAATACATGAAGAATGTCCATTTCTGTTGGAGCAATGATTTCTGGGTTTTCAATTCTTTGAACTAGTCCGTTACTTCCTGTAATAGTTTCTCCATTGTAATCAAATTCTACGTTTATTTCAGCTACTGTATCAGCGTTAAGCCCAATTCCATTCCAGTTGATTGTTCCTAATGATACTATTTTGTATCTAATACCTTCTGTCATGTCAGCTGCGCTGATTTGTCCTTCGTCAGCATTTCCGTTAAGCGTTTTCTTTTTGTAAGATTTAGTTATAGCTTCTCTCTCTTCGTCAACTAAATAACCGCTGCAAACAGCAGACATGATACCAGTGCCAAAATCGTCGTAAGGTAAGAATTTATAGTAATAGTCTGTTGATCTCTTTATTGATTCGTCACTCAATTCTATGACGTTAAGTAGTCTTCTGGTATCGGTCATTAGATATTCTCTATGATAGTTAGTTTTCTTCGATACGTCTGGAACGAAGCCTGATACATCTCCTGTATATATATCTACTTTATAAACATCTTTATTTGATAAAGGCGAGTAGCAGTTAAAGACAAGTTTGTTAAAAGAAACTTTTTCTGGTAGAACTGTCATAGCAATTCCAGAGAATCCTATTTTGCCAGTAGGCACAGCGGCCAAATCAGCGATTCCCATTGGATTGTTCTTAGTTTTTGGCAACTCTCTACCTTCATTTTGTCCGTAATCAGTATAATGCTCTAGTCCGAAACTTTCTTTAGATATTGATTTATCGACATTCTTGTTATAAAAGTCCAGTAAGTCTCCATATAGATTAATATAAGCTTCGTAGTCTGGGTCTCCATCGCCTCTATAATTAATAGTGATTCCAGCAACAGAAGGAGTTGATCCTTCTTCAATTCCGTTAAAGCCTGTGGCGCTTAAAAATGCGGACACTATATCTCCATAGGAAACATCCGTTTCGTCTTCGCTTCTGAGCATTGTTCCAGCACTATCTCTTAATCCAGAACCAGTGACTATATTGTTCGTTCCGCTATTCCATACAGCTAATCTTTGGTATGATTGATTCCCGTAGATACCAGAAAGAATTTGATACGGCGAATCTTGGTAAGAGTCGATAACTTCAATATCTCTATACGAAGGAGGAATGTTTGTTGCTTGATAAATTCCAGTAAAAAATTTACCATTAGTATCTTCGATTTTGATTCTCAAGCCTAAGTTTCTAGAAGCTTGTACGTTTTGATAGTTGCTTTGTTCTCTGCTTACTAGCTGTTTGTTAGCGTTTTCATCTATTCTGTAAGAGAATCCTTGGTATTGTTTTACAGTCTCTAAAACTGCTCCACCTTCATTGAGGATTTCCAAGGTAACTTTTGGAGGAAACTCGATGAAAGGGTTGCGTCTCATCTGATCAATATTAGAAACTATTCCGCCTGTTGGATCAATGTATTTCCATCTGAATGTTAAATCGGCTGATGTAAAGTTTCCTACGCCAATGCCAGTAAAGCATGAATCAGAAGATTTGTAGCCAATATTGTATCTCAAGCTATCTGTATCAGCTGTATCTAATTTGATTCCACTAACCAATACAGAATTAACTGTTATTCCGCCAATTTGCAGTGTTGCTTGCGGTAAAACTTGTATATCAATTGACGCAGCTCCATCAGATAAGAATTTGTAAGGAGTAATTCCTTGGGTGTAAACATCAATATCGTATTGACCCCATTTTTCATTGATCGGAATAGTAACTTTATTAGTTCCAGATGGTACTGCAAAAAATTCAGTTAAAGCAGAATCGTTACTATTTGAATAGTCTGGTCTGCTTACATAAATTTTATAACCATTGATTGGCGTACTTGTCACCTGTTGCCAAGTAACGTCTAGCCCAGTTCCTCCGTATATTCCTGTGCTTGTGATAGATGATACTGGGTCTGGTTTTATAATTTTATCGTAAGGAGAGGCGACATATTGACTTGGCGAATTGTCAGCGATTTCTCTTTCCACAAAGTTTTCTTTGTCTGGCATATACTGCAATCCAACAATACCGTACTGATTAGCCTCTTCTTCTTTTGTAGCGATAGTTTTATAGTATTTAGGCTCGACTCCTGAACCGCTTAATACATAAGTGCTTCCAGCTGAAAGCAAATCTAAGTTTCTTGCTGATGTATCTACATTTAAGTTGTAATATCCAATAGGATAACCAGTTCCATATACTAATCCGCTATAACCTAAACCTGAACCTTCTGCGAGCGTAGCTAAATTACTTTCTCCAAGTGGACCTGCTCCAGCATGGATTTTATTTATACCTAAAGAAAGGAATGTCCCAGTAATATGAGCAGTCGTTAGTTCTGTTGTGATTGGTATTTTTTCACCGTTTTGTTTTACATAAAAGTTTTTTGGGAATCCGTATGTTGAATATCCTAAAGAATTTCCAGCAGTCCATTTATTTCCGACTTCAAATGTAGTTGGTGATTTGTGATCTTGAACGCACAAATAAACATTTCCGTTATTCTTTACTCTATCACCAACCCTATATCCGAAATCAAAGGTCCAATCTTTAAGGTTTGTAGCTTGATTGTTTCCAATATCAGCTTGAGAGATTGTGTAGTATGGGCGCAGCTTGCTTAAAGCCAACAAATCTCTGTAATAGAAAGTTAAACTTCCTTGATCACTTAGATTCTTAGAAGCTCTTTCGATGATTCTGTAGCCACCTTTAATAAACGCAGCCGCGTATCCGAAAGAAGTTGAAGTTGCGGATATATTTTTACCAATTTTAAATACCTCTGTTGCTGCAAGATTTTTCCAATTAGCATTAGAAGCGGCGTATGAATTACTAATAACCGCGCCTCTTGTAAATATAGCTATAACATTACCAGCTAGCGCACTTGTATATACAGAAGAACTCCATACATCATCTAAATTAGATACGGTTGCAGAATCAATTCTAGAGCCATCAGCAGCAGATATTTCCGCAATAGCTACCACATTTTGGTTAACTTGCACTTGAGCGGAACCGTTTGTGTAAAAGAATGAATTCGACCCATCGACTTTGTAATCTATTTTGCCTAGCCAGTTGTTGGCTACAGGAGCTATTAGTTGGCCTGTTCCAGCTGCTCCAATTAAATCAACGTCAAGCCCAACTTCGTTAAATACTCCAGTTACTTGTTGATAAGATAAAGTATCCCAAGTTGGATTACCATCAGCTATTGTATTTTCTGGAAATCTATAAATGATTCCCGTCAAAACGCTATCTCCAGTCGTAACAGCGCCAGAAAGTCTTCCTTCTTCCAAATGAACATCTGTGATTACAGAGTCCATTAAGAAATTACCAGTAACAGTTAAAGTACATCCGTATGCGTCATCTTGAACTTGCTTGATGTTTAGTTGTTTTAATTGGCTTTGGCGTCTAGCTCTGATATTTTCCAAAGTTCCAGTAAAATTTCCGCTGGCGTCATTGAGCGCATTTAAATCAGATACTTTGTAATTTCCAGAAGGAATGTGTACAAATATCCCAGAAGATAATCCTTGCTGAAACTCTCCATCAATTTTGATTGTTTTATTAGCTGAATCTACATCAAGAATTCTTCCAAATGTTCTTGCCACATTTTTAATTTCGTCGCTTACCACGAATAAATCCCCGATTTGGAGATAAGAGCCTTCTATGCCTGCGGTAAATGTCACCACTTCTGATTCGTTCATAGAAGTTGACATAACGTATCTTCCTATGCGTTTCGCTTCTGATCTAGAGGTGCATCCAGCGGCATTAATCTTAAACGGATTTAATCCATATTTGACTATACCTTCCGAATCTTCAACGTACTCTACTTTTGGTTTGTAAAAATCATATCTATCGTTATAAGTTATTTCTACGCAGGTATAACGTAAATTTTTAGCCGTATCTTCGTAATTGAAAACTCCATCTTTTACTGAAGAATTAGCGAACTGCATAACAGGTTGTTTCGGCATATCAGCAAAGAACGAAAAGCCTTCTGTCGTCCAATACAAAATACCTTTAAATACAGCGGAAATATCTTTCAATACATTGTAAGCTTCATCTTTGTTGTAGAAGATAATGTTACAAGTATATCTTGGCTCTAATCCGCCTTTGCCATCTGGAACTCCTCTAAATCTTCCGTCATCATCAACGCAATCACAATAACGACCAATATCATACAGAGTCCATTTATCTACGGCTTTAGAATCAATATAATT